AGGGCGTGGCGCTGCCCTATGTCATTACCATTGACAAGTCATCAGCAGAAGTCCTGTCGATCCGCCGCAACTGGGAAGAGCACGACCCGGACAAGCGGCGCAGAGAGCATTTCGTCCATTACCAGTACATCCCCGGACTGGGTTTTTACGGCTTTGGGCTGGTTCACATGGTGGGCGGCCTGTCCAAGTCCGCCACCTCCCTGTTGCGGCAGCTGGTAGACGCCGGAACGCTGGCCAACCTGCCCGGTGGCTTCAAGATGCGCGGGCTGCGCATCAAGGGCGACGATTCACCCATCATGCCGGGCGAGTTCCGGGATGTGGACATGGCGTCCGGGGCGCTGCGCGACAACATCATGACGCTGCCCTACAAGGAGCCGTCCACGGTCCTGTACCAGTTGCTGGGCGATATTGTGCAGGAAGGCAGGCGCTTTGCTTCGGCTGCCGACGTGAAGGCCGCCGATATCAACGGCGAGGCCCCGGTGGGCACCACGCTGGCCATCCTTGAACGGGAAATGAAGGTCATGAGCGCCATTCAGGCGCGGATTCATGCCGCCATGGGCAAGGAATTGCGCATTCTGGCCAAGCTGATCAAGGTCTACGGGCCTGAACAGTACCCCTACGATCTGGATGGCCAGTATTCGGTCAAGCAGGATTTCGATGAGCGGGTGGACATCATCCCGGTGTCCGACCCCAATGCCGGGACCATGGCGCAGCGCATCATGCAGTATCAGGCCGCCCTGCAGCTGGCGGCACAGGCCCCGCAGATGTACGACATGCAGCACCTGCACCGGCAGATGCTGGAGGCCTTGGGCATTCAGGACGCCGAAGAGGTGGTGCCGCTGACCGACGAGATCAAACCCGCCGACCCGGTCACCGAAAACGCCAACCTGCTCAACGGCAAGCCGGTCAAGGCGTTCCTGTATCAGGATCATGAGGCGCACATCCAGTCGCACATAGCGATGAGCCAGAATCCGCAGATCATGCAGATGATGGAGAAGAATCCGAAAGCCAAGGCGGTAATGGCCGCCGCTGCGGACCATGTCACGGAGCATCTGGCGATGGCCTACCGCCAGAAGATAGAGCAGGAGCTGGGCATGAAGCTGCCCGGACCGGATGAACCCCTGCCCGAAGACATTGAACTGCGTCTCTCAAGGCTGGTGGCTCCTGCCGCCGCCCAGCTGACCGGCAAGGCCCAGCAACAGGCGCAGGCGCAGAAGAACGCGGAGCAGCAAAAAGACCCGATTGTGCAGATGCAGATGAAGGAACTGGAGCTGAAAGAAAAAGCCCAGCAGGCCAAAGAACGGGAAGCCCAAGAAAAGGCGCAGATTGAACGCGAAAAACTGCAGAAACAGGAACAGGCGGAACAGGCCAAGCTGATTGCCAAGCTGGTCAGCGAGTACATGAGCAACCAGTTTGAAGCCAACAAACAGCGGGCTGAGAAAACCGCACAGGGCTTTGAGCTGGGACTGAAAGCGGCAGATCGCATCATTGAACAGACAGAACGCGAAAAAGACCGCCAGACCCAGAAGGAAATAACGAGGAGAAAGGATGATGGCGGCGGCGGATAGTGTTCTGGAAACCCTGCGCGAGAAAATGCGCGAGGAAATGAACGCCTATACCGACAACATGGCCAGTGGTGGCTGCAAAAGCTACCCCGATTACACCCACCAGACCGGCATCATCACCGGTCTGGCAATCGCAGAACGCCTGCTGCTTGATCTGGACGAAGTGCTCCAGAAAGCATAGGCGCAAACCCACTCCGGGGGGTTCATCCCGGCGCAACCGAGGAAAACCATGGAAGCAACCGTGCAACTGCCGGACGGTACCGCTTATGCGGTGTCCGCATTACCTGAGGAAAAAGCCGAAAAAAAGGCCTCTCAGCTCCCCAAACCTATGGGTTACAAGTTACTCATAGCCTTGCCAGAGCCTGAAAAGACCACCAAAGGTGGGATTGCGCTGGCAGACGAGACCCTCAAACGGGAAGAGGTCGGGTCCATTTGCGGCTTTGTGCTGGACATGGGGCCGGATGCCTACGCCGATAAAGCGCGTTTCCCCAACGGTCCGTACTGCAAGTCGGGTGACTGGATTCTGATGCGGGCCTATTCAGGTACCCGCCTGCTGATCCATGGCAAGGAGTTCCGCCTGATCAATGACGATTCGGTGGAAGCGGTAATTCAAGACCCAAGAGGAATCGTGAAAGCATGAACGAGAAGACAGAAATCGCTCAGGAGAGCGCCCAATCCGCCGAAGACCGGTTCTTTGGCGTCAAATCCATCATCGGTCAGGAAGACGATGCCCCGGAAGTCGAGGTTGCGGAGTCGGAAGCGACTCCCGCCAAGGCTCCGTCAGGCGATGACGATGAGCTGTCCAGTTACAGTGAAAACGTCCAGAAGCGCATCAAGAAACTGACGTGGGAGAAAAACGAGGAACGCCGCCAGCGCGAAGCCATTGAGCGTGAACGCGAAGAGGCGGTGCGCTTCGCCCAACAGGCATTGCAGCGCAGCCAGCAGTATGAGCAGGTCATCAATCATGGCGAAGGCTACCTGATCAACCAGATCAAGGACCGGGCCTCTGCCATGCTGGAGCAAGCCAAGTCCAAGTACCGTAAAGCGTATGAGGAAGGCGACACCGATGCCGTGATTGCGGCGCAGGATGAAATGCTCAACTGGAAGGCGGAGCTGTTTGCCGCAGGCCAGCAGGAACAGAACTACCAGCAGCGCCTGCAGCAGTACCAGCAGTACCAGCAGTACCAGCAAATGATGGCGCAGCAAGCGCCACAACAGCGTCCCACCATACCCCGGCCTACCCAGCAGGCCTCCGAGTGGGCGCAGGAGAATCCGTGGTTTCATGACCCGGAACACAAGGACATGCAGGCGCTGGCCTTTGGCGTGCATGAAAAGCTCATGGCGCGTGGCGTCAGAGCCGATACCGAAGAGTATTACGCGGAAATCAATCGTCAGGTAAGACACCGGTTTCCGGAATATTTTGCCGAGGAACAGGGTCAGGTTGCGCCCGCTTCGACCCGGCAGAATCAGAGTTCCGTGGTAGCCCCGGCACAACGTAATAACGGGGCAAGGCCGCGCCAAGTGAAGCTAACGCAAACCCAGCTTGCTGTCGCAAAGAAGCTGGGTCTCACCCCTGAGCAGTATGCCAGAGAATCGATGAAGGAAATGTATCATGGCTAACGAAACGCGCACCCCCAACGAATCACAGGACGACCTGCTGGTTCGCACCCCACGCTCCGTAGAACAGCGTGAATCCGAAATACGTCCCAACGAAGGCTGGAAGCCGCAACCGGTTCTGCCGGTGCCGGACCCGCAGCCGGGATATGAGTTTCGGTACATTCGCACCACCGTTCTGGGCCACGGCGACAACACCAATGTCAGCGGTAAGTTCAGACAAGGATGGGTCCCTGTAAAAGCATCAGACCACCCGGAAATCAATGCCTTGTCAGACGTAGGCAGCCGATTCCCGGAAAACATCGAAATCGGTGGTTTGGTCCTGTGCAAGATACCAACCGAGGAACTGGAGAAACGTCGCCAGTATTACCTCAGCATGGCCCATAACCAGATGGAAGCGGTGGACCGCAACTATTTGCGTGATCAAGACCCGCGTATGCCGATGTTTAAGGATCGGAAAACGCGCACCCAGTTTGGCCGAGGTTGATTCCCTGCGCAGGGAGCGGCCTCAGATACCCCTTTTCATTCAATGGAGATTTAGATTATGCCATCAACTGCTGCTCCCTACGGGTTGAGGCCCGTAAAGAAGCTTGGCGGCGAGGCATGGAATGGTGCGTTTAACACGTACCTGATTGATCCGGCAGGTGTTGCAAACAACATCTTCAACGGCTCAATCGTCCAGCTGACCGCTGCCGGTTACGTAGAACTTGCCGACGGTACTGGCAAGGACATCACCACCAACAATTTCGGTGGAAGCGGTGTCGGTGCGTTGGGCGTATTCATTGGTTGTGAATACGTCAATGCGCAAGGACAGGTGATTCACGCCCAGTATTACCCGACCGCCTATGCGGCTCCGACCGGAACGACTATCAAGGCGTTTGTGGTCGATGAC